AGTGCTGTCGATAATCTTGGTGGTCCGCTTCCGGCCACGGCTGTTCTGGCCCTCGATCAGGTACCGGCCACGGCGCGGGGCGATGTAGTCGCTGATCTCCATCCAGTGAGACCGGAACGACGAGCGGTCGTTCTCGAGCTTCACATATCGGCGATAGAGCGCGGACTTCTTGCCCTTCAGCGGGATCGTGGTGTGCAGATTATCGACACTGGGCAGCGGCATGGCGCTATTCCTTCATCGTCGGGTACATGCGCTCGGCGGCGTCGTCCTCGTCGTTCTCCATGAACTCCATCTCAAGGATCTCCAGTGTGGCCGACGCGTCACCACGGCTCTTCGTCACAGTGGCAACGCGGACCTTGCAGTGGATCTCCCGCGTGTCGCCGGGGGAGCCAATGTCCCCCAGCGCAGCGAGCTGCTCCTTGCCGAGATAGATAGTCGGGAGGTATTCATCCTCCTCGGCGAACGGGTCGGTCATCAAAGTGCCGCCCGCGTCCTTGCTGCCCATGTTCGCCATGATCAGTTACCCAGCAGGGTCTTCTGGGTCGTCGCGGCGGTGGTGCCGCCCAAGGCCTGACCAGTGACGTTGGTCCCGCCCATCCCGGACTGCTGGCGCTGGCGGCGGCGCTCATCGGTGCGAGCTTGCTGCACTGCGGCGTCAGCCTTCTTCGGAGGCTCGGGCGGCGGAGACGGCGGGGGCGGCGGGGGCGGCGGTGAAGAGCCACCAAATCCGGGAACAGTGAACAGACGTTTCATCGGGCAAGCTCCTTTGTCAGATGTCGGTACAGCCCGTAGGGGGTGACCGCCCAGCATTTGATGGCCATGACGACCTTGACGTATCCAACGCAGTTGTTCAGCACCAGCGGGCTATAGGACGGCTCGGTGCCGCGCTGAACCCGTACCACCTCGTAGCCATGCTCCTCGTAGTAGGCGGCAAGGTCGAAATCCGAGCCGGCCTCGACCTGCACAATCGGTATACCCTGATGCCCGTTGAAGCTGACCCATACCCCACGGTCCTCATCCCTCAGCGCGCACCAGACGTGCCTGACCCGCTTGTTCAGCAGGAAGGACAGCGGGTGCTTGTTGTCCGCAGAGAAAATTATCAGACCGTCCACAACCGCTCCTGCGAAATAAAATTACTCTATACACTAATTTTGTTACCCTGAGAAGGGGTCATACTCGGCCGTAGTCGCCTGCTGAAAGCCTTGGAACCCCAACCGGGAGGGGTATACGGTGAAGACGTAGGTCAGCGCCAGAGCGTCCGCCAAGTCCGGCGAGGGTAGCCCCCGCTTCTTCGCGTCCTCCTTGCTTTCCAACTTCAGCTCGTTCCTCACCGTGTAGCCGTACTCCAGCCCCGTCAGGTCGCTGACCAGATCGGGATCGTCGGGCAGCCGGATGCCGTCCTTGATGGCGTCCCGCAGGTTGCCCCACATCTGTGCGCGGAGGTTGGCGTAGCCCGGTTGGGTTGCCTTGCTGCCAAAGTTGACCTCGATCACGTCGAGGCCGAGCTGCCGGCATCGGTCGACGACACCGCCGCCCACGCCGCCGCCGTCGATCAAGATGGCGTCCGGACCCTTCTGCCGGGCGACCTCGGCGACCTTCGAGGCCAGCGTCATGGTGTCCACCCCTCGGAAGGTGTGCACGCCTTGGCTCTCGGCGTCCCGCCCCTGCCGCAGGTAGATCACGCTCTGGTCTCTGCCGAACCGCGCCACGTCGACCCCCACGACCAGCGGGTCGTGGGGTTGCACCGCGACCTCCAGTCCAATACACGCACGAACGTCGGCCGTGGCGATGAACTGCAGATCGCCGGCCGAGGGGAACTGGCCGAGCACGCGGACCTTCACGAAGTCGCTGTCGATGCCGTAGTCCTTGATCCACTCCTCGAACAGCCGCTTGTTGGTGATCTTCACGTCCCGGCTGTCGATGTGCCGCCGGATGTAGCGGTGCCGGAACCTGCCCTGCATGTTCTCGAAGAAGCGGCCCGTGTTCCGCGTCGGGTTGCCGAAGTCGAACGTCATCGGCTCGCCGTCGGTCAGGCCGCCCTCGCGGACCTCGAAGATCTTGTCGGGCACGGCGGACGCTTCGTCGAAGATGTAGAACGGCGTGGCCTGCGCAGCGTGCAGCCCGGCGAACGCCTCGCTGTTCTCCTCGCGGCAGGTCTGGGCGTCGACCCGCCATGTCTCGCGGTGATCGAGGTGGTACATATTCATCGATCCGCCGCCGCTGTTCAGGTGGTACCAGTGCTTCGTGATGCCCATATGGTGCCACTTGGCCAGCTCGGCCCACGTCTTGGTGCGGAGCTGCTCCGACGTGTTCGCCGTCACAATGCCCTTGCTGAACGGCCGGGTGTCCATGATCCATCGGATCAGCCACGCGGTCAGGGCAGACTTGCCGATACCGTGCCCGCTGGCCGTGCTGAACTGGATGGGGTCGACCGCCGTTCTGCCGTCGAAGCCCCGCTTGCGTACCTCGTCGCCCAGATCGGTCAGGAAGCCGCAAGCCCAGTCGTCGGGCCCCTCGAACCCGGCAAGCTGCCCCTCGCCCCATGGGTAGCTGAACAGGACGTGGCCCAGCGGGTCGGCGTAGAACTCGGAGATGGCGTCGGCCAGCTCATGGTTAGAGGACATCGAACAGCCTGCGGAGTAGGTACGCCCTGACCACCGACAGCACGAAGTAGCACGCCGTGATGATGCTCGCGTCGGTTGCCGTCGGCTCCAGACCGAGCAGCGGCAGGGCGGTGAAGGTGAACACCCACGACACGGCGAGGCCGACCACGCTGTTCGTGACGGCCTCGAAAAAGGCCATCTCGCGGGACTGACGCCGCCTCAGCATTGGCCGCTGACCAAGGTGGGGCAGGAGCACGGAACCCAGCCCGATCTGTCTGCCCGGATCGCCCTGCCGGTTTCCTTGGAGTAGACAAACACAGCCCGAGGCGAGGATTCCCAAATCAGAAGCTGCAGTGAGCCGCCCAAATAAGCGGAAAGCCAACAAGCAGTAGTACCGAAAATATCGTCGATGAAATCTGGATTAACCAGCATGAGGGACACATACAACCAGTTCGCGAACGATGGATCTGGCTCGTCGTCAGATAGGCTCATAGTCGGCCTCGGTGGGGCGATGCGCGACGGGCGCTGGGCCGCTGCAGGCGTAGGCTGGATGCTCAGGATCGCTGCTGGTGGCCAGCTCCTTGGCCCCACAATGGGCGCAGATGCGCATCCGGCCAGCGCCCGGTGCCGGTTTTCCCCACAGGTGGGGCACCGGCCGGGAGTTGGGGTGAGCGCCTCTGGCGTAGTCGTCTCGGTTCATGCCGCTGACCTCATGCCCTTGCACTTCCACCGCTTGCGCGACAGGCGCAGCGGAGAGTTAGGATTTCGCGCTGCTTTGGGGTGATCCTTCATCTGGCCGGCGCTGCGAGCGCAATAGGCATCGCCCTTCGACGTGCCCGGCTTGACCCTCGGCCCGCCGCCCTTGGCCTGCCCGGCTTGGCCGTAGCTGACCTTCTTGCCGCTCGCAGTAATCTTGACGCGGGCCTTACCCTTCGCTGGCTTAGCCACGACGCACCCGCTTCTTCGCGGTCTTCGAGCTGTCCTTGAAGGCCTGAGCGGTCGGCGCGCCGGGCTCGCCCGGCTTGCGCATCTTCTCGCCGCTGCCCTCTTTGATGCGGACCCGCTTGCGCCTGATGTTCTCGTAAAGCCCCGGCTTACTTGCCATACTTCACCCTCCGCTTCTTCGAGGCCTCGATGGCGCGGCCCTGCTCCGCAGCCTTGGACTTTCCGTCCTCGCCGGCGTAAGCCTTGCCCGACTTGCCCCACTTGTAAGCGGTCTTCCCGTTTTTCGTCGTCTTCGTCACTGGCATCAGTCTTCTCCTACGACGCGCAGACGCGCGACACGATCACGGCCTGCCTGCAGCCTGTCGGTCAACGCGTTCACGTCGATGTTGCGGTTCTCGTTGATGTTCTCGCTCGGCAGCACCTTGGCCAGCAGCGTGGCAAAGGTGCGCGGCTCGTCGTTGGCCAACATGTGCAGGTAGTCCACGCCGCCAGCCATCTCGAAGGCCTCCATGATCGCAGCCTTCATGTCTCGCGTCGTCTTGTTAGGCGTGCCCTTCTTGCGCCCGCCAAACTTATGCCCTGTCGTGTTCGCCATACTAAAACCACCTAGTTTAGGTTCCAGATAATAGCCCAGCGCGGCGCATTAAGTCGAGCAGCGTCTTCTCCTCCAGCAAGTAAAGCCGCCTCGACCTGTCTTGCCTGACGACTAGCAGGTCAGCGCCGTCCTGATCCAGCGCGTCGTACAAGAACTTGTAGCCGCTCTTTTTGCGCTTCGCCTCCATCGTGTAGGGTCCCAGCTTGATGTCTCCCTCAAGATCCTCGCCGGCCGCTTTGAACGCGCCGCTCCCGAATACCCGCCGGACCTCAGCACCGGCATCCTCCCAGAACAGCACCGTTTCCCGCTCCAGTTCGTACCCTCGTTGCTTATTTCGGTTGGGCATTAGCAAGCCTCCTATGGGGCTTGCATGCCAATAGCATAGCCCCTATAGGGGCGTGCAAGCATGCAAGCAAGTTTTTCGCAGCAATATCAACGACATAAGCCAGCTTGCACGCACTTGCATG